TCCATTGGTGCATCTGAATTAATTGATTCATCTAATTTTGTTGCCTTTATATATTCAAAAGATTTAGCTCCCTCCGTTCTGATCTGTATTGAATTAATCTTGTAAAATTGTGATTCATATTCTATCACATCATTGCTCCTCGTTGGTCGCTCCCTCTCATATCTTAACACAAAGTTTTGATCATAGGTCCATTGATTTTGGTCATAACTTTTAGCAGTTGAGCCGTCTCTATTCTCCACATCTGCCCACTTTGACCAACTACCAGTTAATACACTAACCAATCCACCGAACTCATTTAAGCTCGTTGTGTATCTATTAATAGTTACTCTACGATTTAATTTATACACGCTTATAAAGGTTTAATATAATCTTAGATATTGGACTAATGTCATCTGTTCCTACTGATCTATTGTCATACAAATAATACACCTGGTTAAGTAATGCTGTCTTTAATGCCTCAGGTAATACTGTATAACCTGTTGTATAATCTATTGTAATATTGTTAACTAACGGTGTGCGTAAACGCTTAAACTCATTGCCACCCAATGTGTAATCAGTATCTAATATTAATACTGTCCCTTGCTCGTTTTCAACGCTGTTGATAGCTATCATTGGACCGTATGGGATATAAATATCTCCATTCATATTATTCAACACAGCTACAGCATTATGTTCTACAAATCCTACACCAGTATAAGCTTCGCACATTTGTCTCGCAGCAGTTATTAATATGTTAATCAAATCATCATCTGTACTGATGTCTATCTTACAAAAATTCTTTGCCTCAGTTAATGTAACTGGCTCCGTAATTTCTCCATCATCAAATTGAATATCTAATACACTATTATAATCTACCATGATTTATTTTATTTTAAAAAGCCCCACCCCTAGAGGTGAGGCCTTAATCATCATCAAACAAACGAACTATTTAACTATACGTTTCCTAAATCAGCATATAATGCAGATGTTGGTAACATCAAGTTTACATCTTCTAAACACTCAATACGTGCAGTGATTAAATTCTTAGTAAAGTTGTCTCCGTCCTCCATTGAGAACTCAACAGTAATAGCTTCGGTCTCAACACGCTCAAGATAATCTCTATCAATGATAAGAATCTTATCATCAGTTACCCATGCAGCTGGTAAGATTGGTGTACCACTTATTGCTACATTACCATTGTTCATTGACAAGATGCCACCTGATCCCTGATAGTAACCGTTAGTGTACAAAAGCTTGTTTAAACGAGCTAATTGCAAATGTGAAACTAAAGCATAAGATGCATTGAAATTAGCTGACATCTGAGCTGCAATTGCATCAACAATGAATTTGATATCATCAGTCTCAGCAGATGCAGTAGATCCTGTTGCAGCAGCACTTACTGTAGCAAAGAATGTAGCATTCTCAACTTTGTAAAAATCTCTCAACATCAATCTTGGTAAAGTTGTTTGCATAAATGGTAATTGCTTAGCCATTTGCTTTGAGAAACGTGCAAAACCTGCAATGTAATCTTCTACAATCTTGATCTCAGATAAATCGTAATCAATCTGACCTTTGCTAGATCCCTCAGTTTGAACTGCGATAGCTCCCTCAGATCCAGTCTCACGATATTGTACATACAAACCAGTTGGACTGATTGCAGTAGGCATCAAATCACGAAAGTTAATCTTTTGAGAAGGCAAGATAGCTTGAGTAGCTGAATAAGATGCAACACCATCACCAGTTAAGTTATTACCTAATGTCATGTTACCAACAGCTTTTAACTCCATTCTGAATGGCTTACCTTTCTTTACGTTTTGAATTTGATCAAAGTTATTCTCCAATCCTTCGCTAAATAACTCACCAAAAGATTTGTTCTCCATCTTAGATGTAGATGTTGACTTAACTCTTGTTTGTAACAAATCAAATCCTTTTAAGATTGCAGCTTGCTCAGCTTTCAATTTGTTGAACTCATCAGTCATAGCTTTTACAGCCTCAGCTGAATCACTACCATTACCGAATGCATTGATTTTTTCATCAATTGCTGTTACTACTGATTTCAATTGATCAGCAATCTCAGACTTAGTTTTCTCAGATATTGAAGTTTCAAGTGTTGACTTTAACGCTTCCAATTCTGACATTAATTCTTTCTTTTCCATGTCTTATGGTTTTTAATTATTTATTAAATTTTATTTCTAAACTGCCTAATTATATCCAATGTGTCATCAACTGGCTGAGTAGTTTTCACCGGCTCAGTAGTGCTAGATTTCATATCTAATATTAATTGTGCTAATTGTTTACTATGTAACAACAACATCTGTATTGTATCATCTGTTGCCGTTGTATTTCTGCAGAACTTATCAATAGCAGCACTCTTAGCTACTATCATGTCTACATCTAAATTCTTATCACCCTTTAATGATGTGATTGGTGTTAATGAATTTGCACCCCATGCAGTTAACGAACTGCCCTCATATAACTTAACCTCAGTTATCTCAAACTGACCTAATGATGGATTGCGTAAATAGTTTTCATAGGATTGAATTTGATTACGCTTTATTATTTTAAACCCAATTGAATGCTCAGTTATTAATCCACTCTCTACCATTTTAATAAAGTCCTCACCTCCCTCATGTGTGCCTACCTGACTCTCATAATATAATCCGTACTCATCCTCCTTTAAAGTCAATAACTTGCCCAAAGGTTGTGATGGATCATGATTAAGTAGATGCTTTATTCTCGGTTGTGTTGATGCTGGTCCTTGCTCACTAATTGTTTTAGTGAATGCACCAGGCTTCATAATATCTCCATCACTATCAACATTATTGAACTTGCTAAAGTAACCAGTTACGATGCCCTGCATAGGATTCATATCCATTATCTCAGATGCTATTGTAATATCCTTTATTGTGTATATGCTGTTCATTGGTATAAAGTTACTATTTTATTTTAATTATAATTACTTTTTTTTATGTACTTGGTAAGGGATTTAAACCCTTATCTACCTACTATGTAAGTGCGTTGTCCAATGTTGGTATTCATTCCCAATTACGCCAACCAAGTATTTATGTTCTAATAATTCTACCATTTCTATCTCTCTTAGCTTGAAATGCAACAATGCATCTACAATTAACTACCTCACTAGCCGGTACTGCTAACCCATTTGGTTGTGTCCTCACACCTGGTTGCATCATCCCAATATCACCAAGCTTTGCATTGGTTAATGTGAATGGTGTATTAATAGGTAGCCTTGTACCATCAACCATTCTATGATCATGCCTAGTCCTCTTATCCTTAACTGCTATCCATACTTTCTCCATTACATTGCCACTCTCATTTGCATAAATCATAGCTGCACCATTTGCACTGGTAACAGTCTCAGTCCTTGCTATCCTCCTAGCCCTCATAGCATTGAATGCAGGACTAATTAACAACTGCCTAACTATGTCATCAAATGAAGCACCTGTTACTGCTGCATCACTTAACACCTGTTGAATGTATGCAGTGCTATATTGTGTCATAAGATTTGCATCATTAAGCAAATCAATTCCATAGTACTGATTCATTAACTCCACTATCCTCTCATTAAATCCCATTTGACCAGTAAAGAATGTATCATCAGCCTTTATTGATTCCGTTCTAGTTACTCTTGCCCATGCTGGCCCTACTGTTTTATACAATGATACCAACACATCATAGATAGGGAACACCGGTAATAACATTGGATCCTGTGTCTTAGCAAATGCCTCAACCTGAATCTTTAATGCCTTATGAAATTTAGGCTCATACTTTTTTTCATAGTATTGCTGGAACTTACTCCACTTATTCCAATATGCCTGTTGCTGCTGTTGTGTCATAAACTAACTGTTATACCTAATCCTTGACCTCCTAACTTATTTGCTAATGCTTTTTTAATCTGCTCTACCTTCCACTCCCTTTGTTGTTTCTTTAATGGACATGATGGCACTGGTAACTCACTGATTAACATCAATGATATTTTACTATGTACCATCTGTGTAATTTGCTCTATACTTTTCTCCATTAATCAAACACTGTTACATCTTCAACTGATATACCTAAATCCGTTATCACTTGCTTACCTGAATCAATTATTATCTGATTCATTACTGGCTCATCTATCATCTCAAAATCTTGTATCTCTCTTTTCTCATTTGGTGTTATCCACCACATTGCACCCAATGCCTCAGCCTGAGTTTTCATATCATCTTGCATAGCTGGAATATCACTGATGTCTATCTCAATCGTTCTCACAACTCCATCCTGGTACATTGGCAATACACCTCTTATCAATGCATCCCTAAACAAATGTATATTTGGTAAGATTGAGTTTGTGTACAACATCTTTAATGCTGTACCCATATTGTTGTATGTGCTGCTGTCTGTATTGTTTAACAATACCTCAGGGAATTTATACGCATTACATATCTTAGTAAAATCTATCTTTTGCAAGTCTGCCACCTCCATATCTGCAAGCTTCAATCCCAACTCTAAATATCCCATCTCACCAGCTGCAAA